GAAAAATCTAGATCTGGATCATCTAAGAGATTAAAGCTATTGAGAAATTGATTGAGATTGTAAATTCCAAATTCCTTTTCAAATTTCTCTGGGATGGTTGCTTCTCCATAAACGGCCCTGGATCCTTTGACTGTTTTTAGAGAATTTCCGGGTTTAATATGAATTGATTGACTGATTGATGCGAAGTTCTTTAGAAGAGCAAGAGTTTCTGGTGAAAGTTTCATTTATTTTCAATTAGGTCAAGATGATTAATAAGAAGCATAGTATAATGTAGAACCTTAAAGAGATCTGCTCGGGGAGTTCCCTTGCAATCATATCTGTCGATATATTTTGTGACATTTCCAGCGCAGAATCCTTCTCTTCGGGAATACTTAATTTTATCTATTGTTTGATCATTACTCCCAGAAGACCTATCAACATAATGTTGATTATATGTAGTTTTCAGATATTCTTCTAGTTGTTTGAGAATCCTGTCCTCATTATATTTCCAAAAGTGTTCGTTACTCATAATATTACAATAAAAAATCGGCTCTCTTGTGGGAGAGAACCGATTTTAGCACGTTAATGGGGAATTTGTCAAGTAGTCAGGAGATCAGGGCACCTAGGGCCGTGTTTTTTACAAAAGTTGTTATTGCTTTCGCTGGTTTTGATTTTGCAGCAGTTTTAGCGGCCTTTTTTGTTAAATTAATTGCCTGTTTTTTAAGCCATTGTTTATTTACTTCTTGAAGAATATATTCTTTAAACTCATCAGAAGCGGCCTCTAGGATTTTAGAGGCCGCCTTTTCAGAATCTGTGTAGTTATTCTCTATAAGGAAGTTTACCGAGTCCATTAACTCAGGCGTTTCTTGCAGCCGAGAACATTCTGTTGAGCTGACCAGACCTTCTGGTTTGCATTTTTTGTCTTTCTGAACCAGGCTCAGTCTTTTGAAGATCATCACTCTTTTTCATGGCCTTCATTGCTGGAGATAGTCTACCAGTATTATCCATGGATCTACCGTGAGCATGAGGTGCCTTATAAGGACTCACAAAACCCTCTTCAATAAGAGTGTTGACGATGCTCTCCCGCCACTCTTCTGACATGTTGGCCATAATAACGTCTGCGCCCTCATAAGAATCACAGAAACCTTCTGATACAAGATATTCAGAAACCATGTCGTAGAGGTCTAGTTCTTCTGGAAGGCCTTTAGGGCCACCAACTTTTTTTTGACTTTTAATTGCTCTTACATTTCCTTCGCGTCTTCCAGTTTCATCATAATGAGAACCATAACGCTTTTTAACTTCGGCTTCTCTGGCCCATTTATCTTTTCCTACAGTAGATCCAACATCATATTTATCACCTCTTTCTTTTTTCTCTCCCCTTCCGGCTTTATGATACGATCTACGTTCACTAGTTTGATCGCCAACAGGCATTACTAAATTTCCTTCTTTATTTCTTTTTCTAATTTTCTGAAGAGGAGTTAGACCTTCATCAGCTTTTGCCTCAGAAAGAGTTTCCAAATAAGCCCCATAAAGTTCTTCGTCACTATATTGATCAAGGTCATAGCCTTCTTCGATAAGAGCCTCGACCCACTCTTCAATACTAACTAGTTCTTCTTGAGAAAGGGTTTCTTCGGCATAAACACCGTGGCGATATGATTCGTTCAGTTGCGCGAGTATAGTGAAATCCATTTTTTAAATTACTAAAACTATTAAGTATTTAGCTAATTCTAGTTTTAAACGTAAAATGTCCTTTCTTCTCAAAATTAACCACGACATCGAACTTACTGTCCAAGTTATCCCTATGTGAAATCATAAAGATATTCTTATCCTTCATCTCTTGTCTGATGATATTCAAAAACAAGGAAATTCCTTCAGAATCCATCGACCCATCAAGAATCTCATCAAGAATCATTAAATTCGTATTAACCGAATTCTTCATTGCGGCAACCGACATAAGGGCGAAAGTAAGGGCCAGATTGATCCTCTGCTTTTGACCTTCTGAGAAGTTACCATAAGTAAAGTTCTCAAAAGTATTTGTCAGGATTGTCTCATTAAACTCTCCGTCCAAGGTAAAATTAATGTACAGGTCCATCATCCTCAGGTATTCATTAACCTTCTGATTGATCAAAGGAAGATATTTATTAATAATAACCGTCTTGACACCACCATCTTTTAACAAGTTACTAACAAAATCATAATACTGAGACTGGTCTATATTACCAATAATCTCGTTCTTTATCTTATGGAGTTCTTCATAAAAATATTCTAACTTTGCATTTTCTTCTTGAAGATCATCAACCTTACTCATAGACTTAATTTCACCCTGGATCTCGACAACCAATTTAGTGTATTGATTCATGGTCGCCTGGTTTTCAGAAATCTTTTGATTTAGTACAGAAATCTTGTTTGATAATTCCAGGAATTTCTTTTCTTTCTTTTGTTCGGCCTTTATGGTCTGAATAAGATCTGAATAACCCTTAGACACCTCTTCAATCTTTTCTTCAGATTCCTTTAACTTTTGCTCTTTGACCTCAGGAGAAATATCCTGTGAACAAGTAGGGCAAACGTCATTGTGCTCAAAGAAAGAATGGTTCTCCTTTAAGGACTCTATCTTCTGAGATAGTTTTCCTTTTAAAGATCCCATCTTCTTCAATTGGGTAGAGGCCTTTAGGTATTGTTTCAATTCCTCGTTAAGAGAATTAACCTCATCTGTATGGGCCTTGTTTTCATTATAAAGTTCAGTAATAAACTCTTGATATTTCTTGATCTTGTCCTTTTTATCTTGAAGGTTTGCAGAGTCTTTTTGTTTAATTTGTTCAATGAATTCTTGTTGAAGCTCTAGCTTTTCTTCAAGCCCAACTTCCTTAACTCGAAGTAGCTTGATGGCATCTCTAGAGGCCTTTATGTTGTCTTTAACCAACGTACTCATTGAAGAAAATACTTTAATGTCAAGAAGTTCTTCTATAATTTCCCGACGATCAGAGGGGCTTAATTGCATGAAAGGAATAAAGTTTGCAGTACCAAGAACAATGATCTGGGTAAACGTCTTAAAGTTCATCCTTAGGACATTTTGCTCAAACCACTTCTGTTGCTCAATCACAGAAGAATGTTGATCAAGCAGTTCGCCATTTTTATAAATCTCAAACACAGCCGGGGCCAGACCTCTTACAACTTTCCATTCGGTTTTATTGATTTGAAATTCCAGTTCTGCAACACAATCTTTTTTGTTTATATTATTAATTAGTTGCGGGAGATTTACTTGTCTATAGGCCTTTTTAAATAAGCAAAAAGTTAATATGTCTGCTATGGTTGATTTTGATGCACCATTAGCTCCCCTTATGAGAGTTAAATGATCAGCATTTAAATCATATTCAAGAAAAGAATTTCCAATAGAAAGAAAATTCTTGGCTCTGGCTTTTTTAAAGATCAGCATTACTATATCCTGGTGGCACTACAAAATCATTTCGACTAATTTTAGTATACTTAAATCCGACTAGTTTACAGGTTTTTATAAGAAGTTCCTCTTCATATTCTGCGATTCCTAGATTATCCACATCCATTTCTTCAAGCATCATCATGTAACGATGAGCATCATCAAAATCCTCAAAGAATAAAATAACCTTTTCGTCCAATTCATTAATAACCGAAAAGGCTCCTTTTTCTCGACCCTCAGTAGAAACGATAACGTACATCAGACAGCATCCATTGAAGAAACGTACAATTGATTAATAATATTTTTAATCTTAGATTTATCCAGAGTGATATCGCATTCATCAACATAAGAATGAAGAATACTCATAGTATCTTCTGATTCGATTCGCTCAATAGCCGAAGAATCAATAATATTCTCCAGACTTTCAATAATCTTCAGTTCAAATGGTCCTTGATCATTGATCTTTTGAATAAATCGCTCAAAGAGCTTGACTGACTTTTTATTTCTGACCACAACCCGAACCAGCTTTCCTTCTAGGTCTTTAGGGACCCGAATTCGATCCTCATCATAAACAATCTGGTAATGAAGTTTATAAGGATTATCAACGTGATAATGCTCTAGGGTTTCCGTGTCAAGAATCGTGAAGCCTCTAACATCGTCCACATCATTGAAATATATTTCATAAGGATTTCCCAGGTAAAAGATCTTTCCATTATCAGACCGGGTGTGATAATGTCCTGAAAAAACCTTTTCAAATTTAAAGAACGGATCAGCATCCCTAGAATCTTCCATGACATGTCCTCTATGGGCCACAAAGCCATTGAGTTCTAGATGTCCTACAG